ACACTAGGGGTAGCAGAATATAACAATGTGGCATCTGTTACATAAGCTGGTGTTCCTGCTATGCTATCTAATTGTACGGCATAGTTTGTTTGTAATTTACCAGTACCTTGTGTTCTAACATTTATGTTTTGATTTGTAATACCACTTTTGGTTGTGATTTCTGATCCGGTAAATTCTAAACTAAACATCTCAGTTCTATTAGGATAGAACTGTGTGTTCAATGCTGCATCAACAATCACTGAAACAGCACTTTCTCCCCCAGTGCTAAAACCCGTGGTCGCTGTCAAGTATGCTAGCGATCCTGGTTGTGCTGCTATGTTTGGTAATCTTTCTTTATCTGATACAGTAACTCTTGAATTGTCTGACACAACCTGGAACGTTGGATTGTTCTGAATAGTATCATCCACATATTTTTTATTAGGAACATCATCGTCATGTGTGACTTGATTTTCATAGTTATCTGTTCCGATGACTTTAACTACTCCTGTACCTTGACCGATTAGTAATAGATCTCCAAAATCAGTTGTAGATTCTGTTAGAATTTCTTTAAGTTTTAATCTACTGTCACTGAAACTATAAACACCGCCTGTACCGCTGACAAATTGCCAACCTCCTGCGTTAGAACTAGAGCTGCCTGCTGGAATCGCTATATTTTCGTTCCATATCAAAGAGGCTTCGCCTAGTGTTCCCCTATCAATTTCTATACCGGAATAGTCTAGAGTAACACCGGCGCCTGTTTCGCCTTTGTTGAGAACGATTATATTATCTTCAATATCTAAGTTTGTGGCTTCAATAATAACCGTAGAACCTTCGACAACAAGATCTCCTGTTACTCGCACTGAGCCGACGTTAGGACCGGTATCAAGAGTGATACGAGCCCCTTCTTCGGTTTTAATGTTATAGTCGCCGTTGACTCTTAGAAACTGTCCCATTTACGGTCCTAGATTAAACTGGTGTAATGATCAACTGATCTGCAGATGAGTCACTGTCCAAGAACCAAGTATAACGATTTCCGCTGAAATCTGTAATAATTCTCTTGGTAATTTTTGCAACGTTAGTAGCTGATGCATCTGGTCCGCCTGCTGTGTATGCAATCATTTGCATTTCACCTGCGGCACTTGGAGTACCATTTTTTAATACTGCGGTTGTATATGCAGATGTTGTGCCGATGTCACCTACTCGACAAACTACAAAAGTTTTTGCACCGCGTTGTTTAATAATAACACCGTCAGTTCTTAAACTAGCATCATAAAAATTAACTGTGATACCTGTGTTTGATGTTGCTGGTGTACCGATAACATCAGTACCAAGTACATCTTTTCTTAGTGGTCGTCCCATTTGTTTTCTCCTTAATGATTGACGTTCTAGGTCTACGCTGTGGGTTACAGCATAAGTTACTCCCTATGAGTACGCTCTAGATACTTTATTTATCCGCGAGTCAGCATAGCCATTAGTTCTATTTTTTCCACAGTTCCTACGACTCTGTTGATTTCATCTAACTCATGTTGCGCCTGTGCTAGATAGCTCTTACCGTGTGTTTGTCTATGCATCATCAGTGCAATGCTGTGATTTTTAATATGCGTTTCTACGATAGTTTCTATTCTACTTACATCATGAGTGAACATAGGAAATCGTCGGCGCCAAACATTAAACTGTTTGCGTAACTCTGGAAAATCTCGATCACTTTGTATCTGCATCAGGTATTTAAGCCAAACAAAAAGGCTCCGAAGAGCCTTTTTGAATTTGCGTTGTTGAAACTACAAATTAAGCAAATTTTAGGTTAGCTGTTGTAACAGCAACTTTGCCTAGGTAGTCAGCAGCATTACCAAGAGATGATGCAGTGTTTGTTAACTCTACATAACCATATCTTGTCATGAAGCTTACAACTGGTTCGAATGTTGATGGATCTAACACAACACCGCTTGACATCAATGGGATGTATGGGCAGTAGAATGCAGCCGCATCAGATTCTGATGAACCTTTGTAACCAACTAATACGTCATCGCTTGTAGCGTAACCGTTAACATAAACACGCATTGCGCTATTCAATGTACCAACAAATTTAGTATTTGTTGGAGCTTCGAATGTACCTTCTGTTGTTCTTGCGAACGCAGAAGTTGTAGCACTTTGTAGAAGTGTTAATGTTGTTGGGCTTACAACTGCCCAGTTACCTGCACCACGACGTGTACGTTGTGCGATCAAGTTTGCAACACGGTTGATTTGAACAGCTAATGCAGCGTGCTCGTCACCAACGAATGTAGCTGTACCTGAAACAGCAGCTTGATCGTATGTTAATACTGTACCAGCTAATGAACCTAAAGAAGCAAGAACTTCTTGGTCGATTTCAGCTGTAATTTCTTGTGCTAGTGCAGCCATGATTTCTGCTTCGATGTCAATGCCTTGTTGGGCTTGTGCATCTTGTGCAGCTTCAAACGTCCAGCGAGCAGACAATTTACGTGTCTTAGCTTCAACTGTTTGTTTCAAGATTTGAATATTTAATCTGTTACCTGCACGACCTTCTAAAGCTGCTGTAGTAGCTGCTTTATCGTTCACTGCACCAGAATAACCTTCTGCAATCTTGAATGGGCTTAGTGCCTCTTCACCAGCTGTTGTATCTGTACCACTTGTGCTGTCAAATGCGTCAGCATAACGAACACGTAGAGTATGGATTTGACCAACTGGGCCAGTCATTGGTTGTACACCAACTAATTCGTTAGCAATAACGGTTGGCATTACACGTCTGATCACTGGAAGGATCACACGATTTAGTGTTGCAACGTTGCCAGCGGATGTAGCACCAGCAGTAGCAGACTCAGACAAATACTTGCGGGTATTCTCAAGAGTTGTTGCCATTACTGTGCGCTTGTTACCTTGAAGACCTTCTAAAAGGGCGTCTTTGGTTTCCGACCAGCGTGACTCGAGTAATTGTGACATTATAGTTCTCCTTAAACTTTTAGTCCCGCAAGCCTGCGGATGTCAAATATTTCAGCAGTTTTTTCTTCACTACTGAAAGTTTGTGCCTGTTGTTTGTCGCCTGTTATTTCTTTAGCCTCTGTTAATGCTTTCTTAGAAGGTGTTCCACCGTTCATTACTGCTGGTAGATACTTGTCAAAAGCACTGTATAATTTATCAGTTTGCACTGATTCTAATAGTTCGCTCATTACAGATTTCTTATCACCTGATAAAGGACCTAACAATTCGCCCATTACATCTCTGCGTTTTGCTGATTCTTTGATGATTGCGATTTCTTTTTCTTTGCTCGCTACCTGTTCTTGTGTTTCTACAACAATTTTTGCTGCTTCTTCTAGTTCTTGCTCTTTAGTAGCAACCACTTTCAGAAGTTTAGCTGTCTCTGATTTCTCGTTGAGATGACTTGCAGCATACTCGCTTGCGAAGCTTTCAAAAATTCTGCGACCAAAGTCATTTTTGCGAGCTGCATCGATATCTTCTTTTAGTTGTGCCATTTCGGATTTCAGTCCTTTTGCGACTGTTTCTTCAATGATCTTAGCTGATTTAGCAATAAAGTCTTTCTTGATTGCTTCAAACTTAGCTTTGCTTTCGCGAACCAATTTTACTTTGGTTTCAGCTAGGTCTTTCTTATCAGCATGGAATTCTGCGATTTCTTTCGCTAGTGCATCCACGATAAAAGATTCTAATTTTGCAACATTGCCTGCAACTGCTTTGCGATCTTCATGTAGTTCTGCTAGCTCTTTCTTAAGATTATTAAGAACAAATGACTCCATTGCTTGCGCATCTTGTGTCATTTTGGCTGCGTATTTTGCACGAGCATCAATTAGTCCTTGGCGATCTTCTGCAAGTTCACCTAGTTCAGCTTGTAGACGATCTGCTAGCATAGCTTCAACAGCTTCTACCATTGCGTCTTTGTCGTGTTCATACTTTTGTGCAAATTCTTCACGTAGTTCAGCAGTAACTTGGTCACGGTTTTCTTGAATTCTGCTTGTCCAAGCGGATTCAATCTCCGATTTGATTTCTTCGGAAATCACATTGTTTTCAAACAGTTGTTTTACGATGTCTAGCATGTGATTCTCCTAGTTAGTTGAGTCTCGAAATGATTCTCTTCAAGCTCTCTGCTATGTATTTCTGTGCCTGTGGATCGCCTTTGACTTCTTGTGCTATCTTGTACGCCTGATAACCGCCTGTATTATTCATTAGATGTTCATAAACTGGTGTTGGATAAGCTCCCGGGGCGCTGGGTTGTGCAACAACATCCACTGTAATAATTTCAAAACCTTGGACATTACCGCTTGAATCAACTTCGCCACTGCCCCTGCTTGAAACTCCCAATTTCACTCCCGACGTCAACATGGTTTCAATTAATTGACCCATTGGCGTCGGTAGTAGTTTTAGTTTTCCGTAACCGTTAGGACCGTCCATCCACATTTTTGTAATCATGTGACTGACGCGGTCGAGGTTGATGCGTAAATCTTGAGGATGATCAACTTCTCCTAGCACGGAGTAACCACCAGCGATTTGCTCGTTGAGCGTTTTGACAGCCTTGCCAATTTCTTGAGAAGAATAAACACGTTGGTTTGCATTGCGAATATCACCTTGAATGCAAATACCGTTTAAGTGCAGTGACTTTTTACCGTCACTGCCTTCTTCGCTCTCTAAGACGATCTTAGCCTGGTCATAACTCAAATGTTCTGCTAAGGTAGTTTTCACCTGTTTGATCCTCTATTATCTACGGCCACGGAAAAGACTTTGCTTGTTATCAGCTTGTTCAGCGGAACCTTTCTTTTCAGCTCCATGTCCTGGCTCTTTTGTAGAGAAAGCATTGCCTGCTTTGCCACCTGGAACATTGATATTACCTGCGTTATCTTCTTTAGGTTTGTTACCTGCTAGACCACCTGCTGTGCCTTTTGAAGAACCATCTTCTTGTGCTTTAGCGATGTTAGCTGTAGTACCACCCATGTCATTCTTTCCTGCTACTGGTGATTTTGTGC